CAGGAACTGGACAGGCAGTATAATTCTCAATTTTTAAGGGATGCATTGAATACTGTGACTGCCGAAATCGACAGGTTGGATAGAGGGGTGAGGGACAATTAACGATGAAGGAGTAAAAAAGCTCATGTGTGCAGTTGTGCTACAGGCAGTGAAGGATTATCGGGCAGCCTTGCGGCATTATAATGTATCAAAACATAAGGACAGGGAAATAGAGTATAAGAAAGTCATAAGAGAATGTGAATTGTTTTTCCGGGAAAATATAGGTGCATACTGCGGTATAGATGGGGAGAAGATCATCACAAAGTTAATGGCAGATGTTGAGAAAACCTTGAATAAAAGAGGTATTATAATGGAGGTGCCAGAGGATGACAGTTAGAGAATTATATAGCCTGCAGGAAGATGACAATAAGCTGAAATCGCTTTATATGGAGCTTGCCAGGCACGAGGATTTCAACCCGTATAAAAACAATATCATATCCGATATGCCAAAAGGCGGCGGTAAGAAGGATTTCATGGAATGGTATGTGGAAGAGGACGAGCGAATCCGGAGAGAGATTGAGTTTTACAAGGAAAAAATCCATGAGGATAGGCACAAGATTGAAGTGTACATAAACAACGCACCATACCCGGAGCGGGATATTATCAGATATAGGATTATTAATAACCTGAGTTGGGAGGAGATTGGAGAGTTCATCGGGTATAGCAGATTCCAAGTGTCAAGGAGGTTTTGGGAATATATTAAAAAAGATGCTCGTAATGCTCATGATGCTCATGGCGATTTATGATATTATTAGGATAGGCAGATATGGATAATGAAAATTCGTTCATAAAGCCCTCCTTTTGTTACGGCTGCCGGGTATCACAGCTCGGTGGCTGAATCGCCGGTACCGCATAGGTACGTCAGGCACTGCGCAGTAAGGCGTATAGGCAGCATGGTTCCGTAAAGGAGTAGATTAACGTCGAGTATTCCAGGACTGCCGAGAGAAGACATAGCCTAAAGGGCATTTGGGTAGGGGCAATGAAAGGAACTTATGGTTGCCAGAGCAGTACGGGGTGGGTTGCGTGACTGCTACACAATGACCGCGGTAAAGTCGTTAAACCGTATGTCCCATGTCTGGGACAAAGAAATGGTCGTTGAATAAAATGACTGGTAGTGCAATGATGTAATAGGGAGCATACCTGACATGTGGCTAGGAAGCGCCGGTTCGAGTCCGGTTTGCACTATAGTTTATCTGCCACCGGATCACCGGAGAGGCAGGGAGTACGACAGCATGATGTGCACTATGTGCTGCCGTGGCCTCCAGGATTATCCCCTGGGGTAAGTAATCGCCTTTGGCGTACCACCAAATACATTTTTTGGCAATACCCCGTGGAAATACGGGGTATTTTGGTGTATGCTTGTGAGAAATATTGACGCAAATATATATTTCTGTTATTATAATAATAAGAAAATATGTTTACGGGGGTGAAGTTATGGTAAATGCGTTGAATGTTGCCAATAACATATTGAACAAAGGTTTTTCCGAGAATATCGACATCACTCCTATGAAGTTACAGAAATTAACGTATCTTGTGTATAAGAAATATTACCAGGATACAAAGAAGCCACTATTTTCTGAGCCATTTGAAGTATGGAAATATGGACCGGTAGTTAGATCTTTGTATGATGAATTTAAAAAGTACAAAGGAAATGCTATAAAAGGTTATCATGCTGAAGCAGATGGTACAATTTATCTGATCAATGAAGATTCATCAAGTTATTTTAAAAAAGCAATCAATGAAATATGGGATAAGTATAAAAAGTATGATGGTATTCCGTTATCTGAGATGACCCACCGAGAAGGGACGGCTTGGTATAAAGCCGCTAAACGTCGAGATAGTTATTTATCGAATTGTGATATAATGGAAGAGGACCCATTTGTTTCATGAAAGATGAAGATTTTTTATACGGAAAACCCAATGAAGAAATTGATGAACCATTAGATGATGCAGTCACAGTTGAAGATAATCTGAAATTGCACAGATTAGATACAGAGGAAAAGGATAAAGAGCGAAAAGAAAAACGCTATTTTTCGGCTTTTAGATTAATTGTTGGATGTTTAGTATTTCTCGGATTGATATTTTTAGTTGATGTAGTTTGTAGCGTCACTATAAAAGGAGAACTTTCGGAGATAACGAACTCAATTGTTGAAATAGTAAAAACATTGCTGTTTACATTGAGCGGATATTTATTTGCGAGAAGAGAAAATGGCGATTAGTAAATTAAATTAATACTGAGAGCGTCTGGTCAGATAACTGGCTGGGCGCTTTTGTATACAGAAAAGAGGTGAGCCTAATGGCAAGAGAGTTCGCTAAAGCATTCTATAACGGTAGCAGGTGGAAGAAGTGCAGAGCTGCCTACATAAAGTATCGTAAGTCTATTGATGGAGGGCTTTGTGAAACATGTCATGACAGGCCAGGATACATAGTCCATCATAAAATAGAATTGAATCCAGATAACATCAATGACCCGGACATTGCTCTGGGTTTTTCCAATTTAAAATATGACTGCCATATCTGTC